CATCACCTTTAACTCAGCGTTAACCTTTTCGGCATTTGGTTCTTTGTGAAATCTAAAATCAATCATTATCTATAAGCCCTTTTAACTTTGATGCCTCTGATTATACCATTACCTATACTAGTATTACAGGCTGGTGCATATGCTATGGCCATATACCTAAACGAGTCAGCAATATCACTAGCCCAATCATGTACATCATTATCTTTAAATCGCTGCATCTTCTCGTCATACTCTTTGCGATAGCCTTGCAACCCATCCCTTAGTCTTTCAGTCTTGGTCTTATCGAACTTGGCTACATTTATCATAGCTCTTGCAGCGTTAATACCATCCTCTTTAGAAATGCTATCAACTATTTGAACATGAAAACCTAGTTCTGCGGCTGATTCTCTTTTGGTCTTGCCTGAAAACTGCTCTCTGTTTTTTCCATCATGGGGCCACCAATGCTCATCATAATCATATGGTAATTCTCTTAATGATTTAATCCAACTTTCTATGGATGTATTACGCCCAAGCATGAAATCTATAATAATAGGGTTACCATCTTCACCGTGTTGAGTAAATATAATTGACGTTTGATCGTTAATGCCAATGTCCCAGTAAGTATTAACCCTTTTACCTGGGTTGTACGGAAACATGCCAAGTCTTTCACTCTTGCTTAAGTCATTTAACTCTGAGCTAAAGAATGCCCCTTCCATGCCACCCTCCCACGAACAATAGTATTCTTGTTGTATCTTTTCCTCAGCCATGCCCATCTCCCTCTCTTCATCAATATGCTCTGTGCGTATTACCGGTGAGCCATCAGGTCGCTTTGTATCATCAACCGTTAACGTCTGAGCAAACCAAGTATCCATTCGCTTAGCGGCATCAAATAACTTTTTGCCGTGGTTATTACCCCTTGGCGTATAAATGAAAAAAGCCCAACCGTCATTTTCATTCAGTATCGGGCTTACATAATCCCACGCTAACGGGTTGGCTATTGAGTATTCAGAGAAGATAATTCCAACAGGGTTTGAACCCACCAAGCTATCGAAGTTATCACTACCTACTACTTGATAGATTGAACCGTTATGCATCTCAATAGACATATCAGATTCGTTTTTCTTTTTGCGCATCCATTCAGGAAAGGCTTGATCAATCATACGGCGACCATCTTTATCAATACCCTTCCATATAACCTTACGCCCTTGCGCCTGTGTTGGTAACATGTGCCAGATAGTACCGACACGTAATTGACTAGCAACAGCAGCAAAGTTTAAGCAAGCCGAATCTTTACCTGCTCGCCTATGCCATACGCCAACACCGCGCTTTCTAAATAAGTCACCGCCTTCGCTCATGTGTTGAAGCATTGGCTCTTGGTATTCGCGCGCTTTCCAGTTGTTAGGTATCTTTTGCTCTATAGTACCCTTGATCATTTTGATTTAATCCCAAACGCTTCATGGTCGATAGTAATATTAATATCTTGCACGTTATCGTGTTCAACCCTATCACGCCATTGCTCAGGTCTGCGGTTCTTTAACCAAAAGATAGCAGCGGTATTATCTTGTATGCGCTTAGTGGTTACTGTGCGCTTCATTCCTTGCTCGCTTTTCTCTTCCTTAACCTCTTCGTACTCGTAACCGATAGCTCTATCATATAATGCCATCTCAACAGCATCATCAGAAAATCGCTTACTTTCTTTTAAGGACTGTAAAAAGGCAGGGTGTTCATGTTTCCAGTTATTTAAAGTTTTCTCGGTAACACCAAAAAAGTCAGCTAGCTCAATATCAATAAAACCCTTCTTGCATAGCTTAGACGCTTGCTCGTTAAATTCCTTTTTATACTTTGTTGGCCTCCCCGTTTCTTTCTTATCCGTCATAACTACCTCAGCTTAGTTATTTATCTTCTATTATTTTATCAATTCTATCATCAAGCATATTCAACTCACTATCAACGTATGCTATGCGGTACGATATAACCGCGCTAAGTATTACAATGATAGTGCGAGCTAGAAGCTTTTCTTTATTGCTCATTATAGCAATGTCCTTAGTGTTACTTTAGTTGCAAAACCATCAGCAGTGCCAGTGCTTACAACTAAGTCATTAGGTGGCGCTACTGAGATAGCCGCCGCCCCTGTGTTGGTTGCTCTTATACGAAACATGCCACCAGCAGCAATTGGGGTGCCTAAAGTTAACTCACTGATTACTACTGTTCCACCATCTTTAGCCATTACCTCAACCCTTAGAGATTCTGAAAAAGGGGTCCATGTAGAGCCGCCATCATCACTTAACTCAACCCAAGCTGAAAATTCAGAATCGGAGCCGCCTGATGTTTTAGTTACATGCGTTTCTGTTAGTACTTGAACATTACGAACATCGACTAATATTTCAATCATGCCGTTATTAAGGTTATATATGCCATCGTTAAATGTACCAAAATCAAGTGTGGTTTCTGTCCCTGCTGTGCCATCATGTATTGATAAGGGCTGATTAAGAAAACCCCTTGACACTGTTAGCCTTGATATTGAATTCGACTTCACAGCGTTTATAGTGGCTGTAGAGTCAGCAACGCGCAAACCTTCTGCTTCATTGGCAAATACATTTAATGTCGTACCTGCGCCCATATCATAAAGAGTATTAGCTATAAGTGAGCCAGCTTGGATATTAATAACATCGCCTGTAACTCTTGACTCGACTAAAATACAATCTCCTGTGGTGTCTACTGCATAAGATACGCTACCCGATGTGAAATTAGGATCACCCCCTGCTGTCCTAGTGCCTAAACCTAAAGCGCCGTTTTTCAATAGAATCTCAGGCACAATAAACGACACCCTTGCACCGTTCTTAGCCTTAATGCCGATACCTGCATCAATATCAAGCACACCAGCGTCAAGGTGAGCAAGCCCCATATTGACTAATAAACCCTCCTGCGCTGCACCTGTAACAATCATTAAGTCACAAGTTATCCTAGCAAAGCCGGTACCATCAGTCTTTCTTATGATGGGTTGCGTTGGAGTGCTGTTTTGCAGTCGTCTAAATCTGATTATAGTACTATCCGATACTGTAATACGCCCGTTGTTCGCTGCGTTAATCGCGTTGATATGAACCCACTCCGGCAAGACATAGGTTTCAAAGTACGTGCCTGTGTCCATAACTTCTATTGTGATTTGATTAGCTACGGCAGGTGTTAATAATATCGCTGCCGTAATAGCGGCGGTAATTGTCAGTTTAGGCTCGTTATTATTTAAGCCTGAGTTAGAATCATTACCTGCCTTTGACACATAGAACATTTGCTCTTGGTCCAATGTAGCATCAGTAATGATTTCGTTTATCTTTTCTCTAACTTCGTTGTGATTTATTTCGCCAGCTGGTGATGGTGGTAATGTAGTAATAGTCATGATTTATCCTATCCATTCTTCTGAGTCAATCCAGCCATCCCCGTCAATCCAATGCGTAGCAGCAACGGCAGTAGGGCAGTCAGACCAATATTGATTGAGCATATCCTCAGTAGCTCCCGTATAACCTAAACTAGATAACCATGCGGCTCTAGCGTCTGAGTATGTAGCATAAGGAAAGCCTTGAATAATCAAAAACTCTTCCCATGCATCCATTCTATTACCTGAAGTAGCACCTTCAGATTGAAGCCATGCTATTTCCATTTCAGGTATTGATTCTTTCGCTATGCCGCTAACTAAAAAGCATGTAAGTCTATTATCATTAGTGCTCATTATGTTTACTCAGTTTATCGCGGTACTCCTCTTGCTTAATGGTGTACTTCGCTTGTTTAACTCTTAACGCAACTCTAAGCTTAGTCATTTTAATGATTAGCTTTTCATACGCCTTGATTTTGTAAATGTAGAATAATCCCCTCAGCATACCTTACCCCTTATAGTTTAAATATTTTATCAACGCCGTTATCCCATGATACCACTATATCACCACCATTGGGTGTAACTGGTAAGCCGGTAGAAGTATCTATGTATCCAATCAATCTTGAAGTAGCTTCTGATCCGCTATCCTGGTAAATAACAATAACCTCGCTTTCATCACCTGTTACAGCGGAAAATGTAACGTCAGCAGCATCCATAACACCAGCAACATTAGCTTTTGCGGTTAGGTTTGAGCTAGTAGCAACCCTTGCCCCTGCCGGAATTATTGCCAAAAATTCATCAGTAACTAAATTAACCGTGTAATCGGCTGAATCAATTAGTATCGTTTTAATGTTATCGGATGACCATGATATATCGCCATCCCCGAAAGACTGCCTCGCCTTTTCATAAAGTACATTAGACATTATTCATTTCTCCATTTATCTTGTTTGTCGGGATAAGTGCCGGTAAAGCCCTTTGTTTGCCAGTAATTATAAAACAAATCGTTAAAAGTTTCACCTTGTGTGTTTTCTAGCTTTAGCCACTCAATAATAATATCGTTAACTTGTTCGCTTGTGAATCGTCCTGTACTGTTTAGGTATTCCGCCACCTTGTTTGATGTACCCCTAAATTCTACCGGTATGATTATAGCTTGCCCGTCACTAATAATTGGTATTCCGAATGACTCACCACTAGGTATGCTTTGAACTAATACCGCTTGGTCGAACAATAATACAGGCATACCGAAAGACTCTTCTGATGTAATGCTTGTTGGGGTAACTATGATAGCTGCTGATAATATTACCGGTATTCCAAATGATTCTTGACTCGTTATTGATATAGGACTAATAAATTCAGTTGTTAATATTACACCAGGTAAACCGAAAGCTTCAGCGCTTGGGATTGATACCGGAGATATAAACGTAGTTGATAGTGTTATTGATGGAGTACCGAAAGATTCTTCCGATGGAATGCTAGGTACTGTTACAGATATACCTCCACCACCTACTAAAACCCATTCGCTAGATGTGCCGAAATTATCAGGGTCGCTTTGGTTGTCAAAATACGATTCGCTTTCGTTCTGGCTTACTGCTGTGCTGTGTACTTTGAATGATGTTGCATCACCATCAAGCCATGAAAAAGGTGTACTATCCGCATCTGTGCCAATTGTTAATCTATCCACGCCTAAAACGGTAGATGTATTATTATTTGTGCTTTGAATTGATGCGTCAACACTGGCCATCCTCAAGAAAGCCGATGAAAAAGACGATAGGCAGTATCTAAAGCCGCCAGAAAGAGGGTTCACCCCTGAATCTGCCGTTCTAACAGCGGTGCCATCAAACGATTGAGTTTGTAGAGTGTTTACCGAGCTAGATGTAACCATCCTGTGAAATTGGTTAGTGACATCTTTATCAGCAACAGACATAGCCGTATCACCAAGTACGTCAAAATCACACCACATCGACAAGGAGAATGGAATCGGTAGCGAAGCTAAAAGTGCGTCTATTCTTGTGCTTGTTCCGTTAAACCTGACAGAGTTAATGCCGTTAAATATTGCGCCTGTCGCAGTGTTTGAGCTAGTTAACGTAGTATTACCAGTGCTATCAGTAACACCGTCATGCGTAACAACGTAAAAATCAACCCATGTTGCATTTCTACCAAATGAAGCACCAAAAGCGGGTTGAGTTGTTTGTGTTCCGTCTTTACCTATTGTTATCGTATCGCCAGAGGTATAACTCGTTGTCCTTACCCATACTTGAGCGACAGGACTACCACCAGTTACAAAAGTTACAACGTCAATTGGTAATCTTGTTGTTGTTGCGGTATCTGAGAATATTTGAATATCCCCACCGCCATTGGCTAGCGAGTTTGTACCACCATCAATCGGTGAACCTGCCGCGCCTTGGTCAGCCTGTGAAAACCAAGCAGCAGATAGCACGAACACGAAACCACCGCTAATCGTTGCTGATGGCGCTGGCAGTGTTCTGGTGTACTTGGCAACTATTGTCATTAGATTAGCGCGTTAGAGTATGCGATTAAATCAATATTGTACTTAGCAATTAAATCATCAACAGTCATAGAGCCATCTTTAACCGCTAGTAAATCAATGCGCTTTAAATCTGCTTCATCGTACTGGGCTAACAATTGATCAACACCTAAACCTATAATAACCAACAAGTCAGCATCAACGTTTGAATCTGGGTTTTTACGTACGTATGCTTGGTGTTCTAAAGCTGCGGATAGGTCATTATTTAATGATGAAACTGAACGCGCAATATTTGCAGATGTTTGTTTTTGATTTGTCATGTACTGAGTTAATTTTATTTGTTGTAAGCTATTCATGATTTAACCTTATTTGTTATTACGCTGTAATTAATCTTTGTTTGTTAATTCTTTTTTTCTAGCACTGATATTAGTGCGTCTAGCTTTTTGTTTGTTTCGCTTGGTTCTTTTACAAATGTATTTGATGCAATAGCAAGCATAAACATGACGAAAACACCAATCATTGATCGGGTAAACATTTTTTTTAGGTCTTGAGTTTCCAGTACTAGAACTTTATTTATTTCTGATGTGGTTTTTAGGCTTGAGTAGGCATCGTTGAGCTTGTCATATTTTGAAAATAGAATACCTGACTGCTTGGATAGTTCGTTGATTTCTGTTTGCTGAACATCTGCTTTAGAGGCTGTATCAGTCATTTTTTCAATGGCTTTTGAAACGATGGCATTAACATCTTTTTGCGATTGCATGAACATATCTAACTTTTCATCGATGCTTCTTAGTGTTGGATCGCCGCTCATTTCTATTCGCCCTTAAAATTACTTTGATTAATGTTGTTAGCACACTTACCGAGGTAAAAATAACGTAGACAGAAATTAGAAATAGCAAAAATTCCATTAGCTATAACCATTGTCATTATTAATATCTCTATTGCTAGGTATATATTCTTCCATGACATGCCATCGCCTGATTTGTATTCGTTAAGGGTGTAAAACATAGCTACATCAATCATGGCAATGTTAAATAATGCCGTTATTAGCATACATAAACATAAAATACTGATTAACGTTGCGCTGTAATTTTGATGGCTATCAACTTCTTTAGCTGCAAGTTTAACACAGCATAGAGCAAATGATAAAT